GTGGACAGTTTATCCAAGTGGCTGGGTTGCGTTTCTGCGTAATCCGGCTATTCTCTTTGTGTGAGAGGCAAACCTAAAGCCTTTCACAAAAAGAACCTCGACAATCAAATACATAGAGTAAGAATCATGGACGCTAGCGCGTTGATTGATCAAGCCATTGCGGACCACCGCATAGGTCTTATCACTCGGCAACAATTACTTTCAATTGTACACAAACTCGACAGGAGGTCTTTCATTAATGACAGACAAAGATGATGATTATTTCATCAGAAACGCAATCCTTTGTTGGATGCACTTTTTTCCAAAACACAAATGGACACCAATTTATGAAGAACTAGCGAAGCGTGATTCTTATGTGGCCAAACCCACTGAACCTAAGCCTAGGGCAGCCAGACGGCGAAAACCTAGAGCTGAACCTGAATGAGTATCAAGTTGTTTTATCTAGCGGCGAAGGTATCTACATCTTAGCCGCCGATTCTGAGGAAGCTGCTTGGCTTGCTCTTGAATTGTCCAATGATAGTAACACTGAACTTATAGATGTTGTTGAAATGGGTAAAAAGTATTTTCCAAATAATTGGAAGAAATTCAAGGACGTACCTGAAGAACTTTACGAAGCAATTCCATTCGATGAATTCATGGACTGGAAGGTAGCTGGTTGGGAAATCAACTCAAGTTACAACGTAATCATCAGGGCTACTAACATTAATACGTTTAAAGTTGTTGAACATGTTTACAAGCGACAAAGTGCAGCTGAAAACAAAATTCGAGAGTACATGAATTCCATGGATCACGAAGTTGTCATTTGCACCCACGATAAAATTTACTATGTCCACCCCGAAATGTTCGACGATGACTCAGAAGATGCTTGATAGTTTCCTTGCGGAAATTAATGAGCATCCCCATCGTGAAGAATTGATTGAGTTGATGATCGCACAAGTTGATGACATGAACTCAGTCAAGTATCTTGAATTGAATGCCGAGCGAATTTGAAATCAACGAACAAATCAAACTTGAACGTGAACAAATACGTTTAGGTCTTGAGGCGTTACATGAAAACACAGCTAAACTTGAATCCAAAGACTACGCAAGTGCATCAGTTTACGGTGTTGCATCTATCCAGCAATTGATTCCACTTGTTGTTGATTATATCAACGACACACGTAAAAGAATCAACGAAGGCAAGACTGGTGCTGCATTCAAAGAGATACATCAGTATCTCAACGATGTAGAGCCTGAGGTTTTAGCTGCAATTGCTTGCAAGATTACTATTGACAAAGTCTTTAGTGTCAAGCCAAACGCCAGCCAGGTGCAGAACGTCATGGACTGCATTGGTCAAGCTGTTGAAGATGAATGCAAGTTAAGTTTCTATGAAACTAACGTGCCTGGATTACTTCACAAGCTGAAGGAAAACTATTTCCACAAGTCAATCGGAACCCAACAAAAAGTAAGGGTCATCACTACACTGATGAACCGTTACGATGTCCCACATTGGGAGAATTGGGGGCGATTAAACAGAATTAAGCTTGGCGGCTGGTTACTTGATAACATTTGCAATGCAAGCGGTTGGTTTGAACGGCAAAACAGGAGAGAAGGGAAGAAAACCGTCAGTTATGTGGTTCCTTCCATTGAATTTCTGTTACAAAAAGACAAGTTAATGGCAACGGCTGAGCTATTCAGCCCCATTGCTTGGCCAATGCTGATTGAACCCAACGACTGGAGCCAAACAGAAGCAGGCGGTTACCTTTTAAACGAGGTAATGCGCGGCTACGATATGGTTCGACGGGGCGATCCCTGCCGTATACAGGGAGAACAACCCATTGACTTTTTGAACAAGATTCAAAAGGTTGCCTACACCTTGAATCCATTCATTGTTGACGTTGCCGAAACGTTGCTTGAAAGGGGTATTCAGGTGGGGAAGTTCATCCCGGTTGTTGAGATGCCTTTGCCTCCCAAACCTGTAGACATTGCTGAGAATTACGATTCAAGGCTTGACTATAGGCGAAGAGCTGCAGAGGTTTGCAACATCAATGCACAAGCATTTCAGAAGTCGTGTCGTACACGCATGACGATGAATGCAGTCAAAGAATTCAAGACAAGAGACAAGTTCTACATTCCATGGTCATTTGACTACAGAGGTAGAGCTTACCCAATCCCTGCATTCTTGACACCCCAAGATACAGACTTCGGTAAGTCTCTTCTCAGGTTTCATCAACAAGCGTTTATGACACCAGAGGCAGAGCAATGGTTAGCTTTTCAAGTCGCTACCACCTACGGACTTGACAAAGCAACAATGCAAGAACGTCTTGAATGGACACATAAAAACATCACACTCATCAAATCAATTGCTGAGGATCCTATTGGTAAACTTTCTGAATGGGAAACTGCTGATGAACCTTGGCAATTTCTTGCTGCATGTGATGAATACTATCAATGTGTCATTGCTTGCAATCGTCAATTCACAGGTTTACCCGTTGCTACTGATGCAACGTGCAGTGGTTTACAAATCCTTGCAGGTTTAGCCAGGGACGCAAACACAGCAAAGCTAGTGAATGTGCTTCCAAGTGATAAACCTCAAGATGCATACAAAGTAGTTGCAGAAACTGCCAAACCTAATTGTCCAGCTTCTATTCAACCCTACATGGATAGAAAGACGGTCAAAAGGGTAGTCATGACAGTGCCTTACAACGCTAAACCTTTTTCCAACAGAGGTTACATACGTGAAGCTTTGAAAGAAAAAGGTGTCGAGATTAGTAAGGAAGATTTAACTGCAACTGTTGACGCAGTCAGAAAAGCCATGGACAAAGTTGTCCCTGGTCCTATGGCTGTTATGAAGTGGATTGAAAAGGAAGTTGCAAATGCAATTGACGAAGGGTTCACTCAATTAACTTGGTCAACACCTTCTGGGTTTGTTGTCAATCAAAAGTTAATGAAGTCGCAGTTAACTATCATTGAATTGCAATTACTTGGTCGATGTCAAATCAAAGTTGCCACTGGTGACACAGATGTCGTTGACCGAATGCATCACAAAAATGCAACTGCGCCCAATCTAATCCACTCGCTTGATGCCTCTCTATTGCACTTATCTGCACTACGCTTCAACGCTCCGCTTTCCCTCATACACGACTCGGTACTTTGTCGTGCTACTGACATGTCTGTTTTATCAACCATTGTTCGTGAAACATACATGCATTTATTTGCGGAGCATGACTATTTAACAACCTTTGCACAACAAATCAACGCAAAGACTGATCCGCCGATGATCAACACACTTGAGCCATCGTCGGTTATCGATTCCACCTACTTTTTCTGCTAAATGGCACGTACTATTATCAAAACTGAACAGCCTGTAATCCTTGACGGTTATCAAGCTGTACTGTCACCGGGTAAATTCGGTTACAAACTCTCTGCTGTTGTCGGTCAAGACATTGTTGACCAACTTGAGGAAGATCGAGTTGAAAGCCTGAAATGGGCTGAGTCAAAACTCAAAAACCCTAAGCGTGCAACCCTTAAAGTTGAACCTTGGGAAGAAAAAGCAGATGGTCAATACATGGTCAAGTTTTCGTGGAATGATGACACGAAACCTCCCATTGTTGATACTGAAGGTACCCTGATTACTGATCCAAATGTCCCTCTTTACTCTGGTAGTAAAGTCAAGCTTGCTTTCTTCCAAAAGCCTTACATCCTGAAGGATGGAGTTACCTACGGAACTAGCCTCAAGCTGAAAGCTGTGCAAGTTGTGTCGCTTTCTTCTGCTGCTGGTGTTGATGTTGGTGACATGGATGATGTCGATGCTGCTGAAATCTTTGGCAAAACCAAAGGATTCAAAGTCAGTGAACCTAACATTGTCAACGATGCACCTGAGATTGACGAGGATTTCTGATGATTGATTTTACTATTGACAAAAACGAAGAACTGGGTCTTTACCAGTGCACCATGACTGCAAAGCTGCCTCCAATCACTGTGACTAAATACAAAAAGTCACGTGATGATTTCCGCTACGAGATGCAGCGTGCCATCAACGAAATTGTTGATGAGCTTGTCGATCAAGCACTGGAAAACTGATGGCATTTCGATCAAAGCTAGAGGAGAAAGTTGCTGATCTTCTTGTTGATCTGAATGTCAAATATGAGTATGAAACCGTCAAGGTTGATTACGTCATTGAGCATAAGTATTGTCCAGATTTCATTCTTCCGAATGGAGTCTGGCTTGAATGCAAGGGGTATTGGGACAGCAAAGATCGTCGCAAGATCAAAGCTGTAGTCAAACAAAACCCTGACATTGATCTTCGTATGGTGTTTCAAGCACCGTTCAATACGATTAGCAAGAAATCAAAAACTACTTACGCTGCTTACTGTGAAAAACTTGGAATACCTTGGTGTTCCTTTGCAAACATTCCCCTTAAATGGTTGATGTAGAAAGCGAATTTATTCGCCACATACCTTGTCCTGAATGCGGATCGTCAGATGCAAATAGTATTTACACAGACGGTCACGAACATTGCCATAAATGTGGTTACCACACATTAGGCGATGGCACAATTACAACCCAATCCACCAAAATGGTTGATGTCAAGCTACAAGGATCGGCAACCCGATTATCAAACAGAAACATCAGCGAAAAAACAGCAGAGTTTTTCAAAACTTACAAAGAGGGAACCCTTCTTCGTCACTATTATTTTGACGTGGATGGAAATCTTGTTGGGGCTAAAGTCAGAACAGTAGACAAAGACTTTCGTTGTGAAGGTGTTGTCAAGACGCTGTTTGGAATGCAAAACTTCCGACGAAAAACAACAAACAAAGTCAACAAACTTGTCATTACTGAGGGTGAGATGGACGCAATGTCCGTCTGGGAAGCACAACCCAATTGGGATGTAGTTTCTATCCCCAATGGTGCAGCTTCAGCAAAGAAAGCGATCCAACATAACTATGAATGGATCAATTATTACGACAAGATTGTCCTGTTTTTCGACAACGATAAAGCAGGCCAGGACGGTGCTAAAGAAGCTGCCAGTGTGTTACCACCTGGAAAGGTTTACATCGGCTTTCTAGACGATTACAAGGATGCCTCAGAAGCTTTACAGGATAACAACCATGAAGCTATTCGAGCTGTCTGCAACTACGACCATCTTCAATACAAACCTGATGGAATTGTAGATGCAAAAAATCTCCTTGATGTAATCACTACACCATCACCAGCAGCAGATCATGACTACCCATTTCAAGGATTACAATCAAAGCTTCACGGGATTAGGTATGGAGAACTTGTCACAATCACTGCTGGATCTGGTATCGGTAAATCCTCATTCTGTCGTGAGCTTGGAACTAACCTTCTTTCAAAAGGAGAACGGGTCGGTTACTTGGCGTTGGAAGAATCCAACCGTCGTACAGCTCTAGGCTTGATGTCTGCAGCAGTTGGTAAATCATTACACATTGGAGAACATGAACGATCTGCCCTCACCCAAGCTTATCAAGAGACTATTGCTAATTGGAATCTCTATCTTTTCGATGGGTTTGGTTCTTTTGATCCTGACATCATCTACAATCGCATCGAATACCTGGCTGCTGGACTCGACTGCAGGATTATATTTTTAGACCACTTGTCTATTCTTTTAAGTGGTTTAGATGGCGATGAACGTAAAATGATAGACACAACAATGACACGGTTACGTTCACTTGTTGAACGAACTGGTATCTCTTTGTTTCTTGTAAGTCATTTAAGACGCACAACGCAATCAGATAAAAACCATGAAGAAGGAGCAAGAGTTACTCTCGGACAATTGCGCGGATCTGCTGCAATTGCTCAACTTAGCGACGCAGTCATTGGACTGGAACGCAATCAACAATCCGACAAAAATGGAAGTGATACGACAGTTAGAGTCCTTAAAAATCGCTATTCTGGCGAAGTTGG